GAGCCTCCATTGGGTTTAAGTTCTTGTAAATAAGACTTAATAACCCAGCGCAGACCCAGCAATAAACTTGTTGATACTCCGCATACGCCAACGGCTATACCAACCCATTCGTTGGCGGTCATTTCGCATTGATTCCATAATCAGCCTCTTTGCCGGACTTTGGATCAAGTGCTTTGGCAATAGGTGCAACAATTGCTCCAAGCAAAGTTGCGTAGGCTGGATGAATGTCTGCCACGATAGCGAGTGCAACAGTAATTCCTGAAGCAGCAACGGCTCTTAAGTATGACTTGATTGCAGCCTTATGTTTGTTTGATAGTTTCATGCGTTGCCTCCTAGTAGTGGGATGTGAAAGAAATCTGAATTCTTATCTTGATCTTTTTTGAAACTTACATGGATGTGGTGATTATGTTTGTTGATGCCTTTGTATTTACGCCAACGCCAACCAAGAATAGGTGAAGCAATTTTCTCTTGGTGGATTACATAACTGATGCGACCATTGGCTTTCCCGTATGATCGAATTTGATCTGCCAAATATGTTGAAAGCCCTTTGTTGTCAGAAAGCCGAGCGTCAATATCAATTGCTCGCACGCATCCTGTTGCATCCGGTGTGTGATCGCTTTTTCTGAGGCTATGTCTAGCATCACCAATCCACCCATCAGATTTGCGCAAACGCTCTGGGAAGGAATCATCGATCTGCTCACGCAACTGAACTGCTGCTTTAGACAACCAAGGCTTCATTAGGACAAAAGAAGTTTTGCTTCAACCTCAGTAATGCCTAAACGCTCAAGCAATACTGCTTTGGCTTCAGCCTTTGCTTCGGCTTCGGTAAGTCGTGCCTCGTTTGCTGCTTGGTCAATTTCATATTGAGCAAATTCAGCAGCATTCATTTCACGTTCAATTTCTTCACCCGTTGCAGCATTAACAATTTTTACGATTGGTTTAGCCATTTTAGTTTACTCCGTATATCTCTATTGATCCTGCGGTGAAAGTGCCTGATGATGTAATAAATGTAATTTCATTTACTGCTGCGGGAGTTGCAAACCAGCCATAAGCATTTATTTCAACAAGTTTTCCAGCATCGCTTTGTCCTGCCACAGTTAAAACCGCACTTTTACGAGTTGTAGAATTTGCATAATCGGTTATTTCAAGTTTCATAAATGTATTAGCCGTGCTGGGGCTTATCTGACCACCAGTGTTCATACTATCTTGTGCTAACCCAGATGTAGTGGTGGATGAATTATTATTTCTTAAACTGCAACCTTCATAGTTACTTCCTGTGTCGCCATTTAATCTAAATTTTAAAGCATTTGCAGAACCATTATGCTCTACATCTTTAACATATACGACTAAATTTTTGTAAGCACCGCTAATGCTAGATATAGTTACTGATGAACTGGTCAAATTTGTAGTTGATAATAAAGTCATACCACCAGTAGCAGGAGCAGCCCACTCAACTCCGTTTGTTGCTACTGAATTAACAGTAAGAACATGACCATTTGTTCCGCCTACTGCTAGGCGTGCAGCGGTATCAGCAGCAGATGCAACAATTAAATCACCCTTGGCATCAAAAATAGTTGCAGGAATTCCTGAAGCATCTGCCACCCATTTGAAATCCATATTGGTGTCGGAATTTTTTGCCAATACTTGATTAGTTGTTCCACCCTTAAGATCGACCAATGAAGTGTCAATTGCGCTACCAAGTGTACGAATGGCTGCTGCGCCATCCTTAACTAAATCTGTATCATCTGGGGTTTCCCAGTTGAAATTGGTTGTGTTTGCCATTTTTCTCCTATTATCAGGCTACGATTGTAGCGTATTCCCATGTTAAAGTGTTGCCAATTGTGTTCCATGCCTCGGTAACCGGAACAGTATTCCAACGCATTGCCACCTGACTGAAATTGATTGGCGACAAATTGATTGTTAAAAACAACTCATTGAATCGAGTGCTCCATCGCCACCCCTCAACATAGCCTTCAAATGCGCCATTATTGATCTGGGTTGGCAAATCTGTAACATGAATCGGCTGACCCATAAATATACCTAACAGGGCATCTCGATCGCTATTATCGATTTCTGAATTGGTTATTGGAAATGTAATACTGTCAAAAGTCGCATAAGGATAGGCTCTTAAACTGATGTATCTATCTGCGATTTCTTGAGCATCAGTTCCATCATGAATTGCTGAATTGATAGTTTCGCCTTTGTAACCATAAAGGGCAATTGAAGCGGTATCTGTGGCGGTTGCCTCATTATTAAAGTTATTTCCATAATTGATATAAATATCATTACGAATATCTGCTGATTTTGTTAGAGTTCTTAAACCTGAACCCAAGGCTGTGTTTGCTGAAAGTTCGGTGTAGCCATTTGCCAAAAGGTATGTTTGGCGATGATCGGCATCTGCATATCCAATATTTCCCTGATTATCCTCATACATGTATCCAAGTGCTGAATTAGCAATTTGTGAAGCGATATTGTAAATAGTGTCAGGATTGTCTGACCTGCTTGACATTGTGTAAAGCCCTGCATCAATTTCACCCAAACCAATGTTTTGAGCATTTGCCCAAGTTTCTGTTGCTGAATAGCCTGACCAAGTTTCTGCTGCCGGTACTTCATTCCAAGTATTTAATAACGATGATGAGAGTAAAGTATAAATTTGATCTCCATCAATATCTTGCGATAAGTTATCTGTATAAATTTCTTTGGCAAGTTTGACCAAACTGCCCATTGCTAAAAGCGTGTAACTTATTACATTAGAAACCGATCCGGTATTTCTTACCTCAACAGTTACATCGGTTATGTTTCCACCAAATAAACTAACAAAAGTTCCAGCACTATTTTTTACCTGCAAAGTTAAACCATCATTGATTTCAAATGGTAAAGTTTGGCCAGAAAGTGCTACAACCTCAACTTGTAAATAAGATGGATTTGGTTGAGTATAAATATCATCTCGACCTGCTTGATGGGCAATATCGGCAATAGTGATGTTTTCGTAATCAACACCGGCAACCGATAACTTCCAATCAGGTGTCCAAACTGTCATTATCTAGCCCTAGTGATTCCTGAATTGTAAAGTTGTGGGGTTGATCTAGATGCGCTGTCATTTAACACTTTAGCAACTGCTCTGGCAGATCCTTCAGCATCTACTGATTGAACTGTAATGTTATTTACTGTCGTGCCAGCCCTTGCTGCTCCTGCTGCTAATTGTGCAGCTGTGGCTGTTGATGCTCCCATATTTGAAGCAGCGTTGCCTCCGGATATTGCACTATTAGCAATGCCTGTGGCAATACCTGCTCCAGCTAAAGCGACTGCTCCGGCAGCTATATTCACTCCACCAGTTGCAAATGCACCGGCAATTCCAGCGGCTGTTGCTGCTGCTTGGATTGCTCTAAACGCTGCAACCAATGCAGTTAAAGCGGTAATATATGTGTAAATTTTACTAGTTACAAAGACAAATGCAATGACTTTTCCAATTTCGATAAGTGTATCTTTTGCTTCTATTATTTTTATGCCGGCACTTCTAATTGATTCTCCAAAATTAAACGCACTTGTTTCTGCTTCATCAGCTGCTAATCCTGACCCTGTCAATCCTGCTATAAATTGATTTAATGCTGGCACAGCGGATGTCAATAAAAATGAAGTTAATTGATTTACGGCTGGCAACAAAGCAGCCCCAATACTTTCTTTTGCCTCATCAACTGCAATTTGAATACGCCTAAATTGAGCCTCAGTTGATTGCGCTTCATTTTCTGCAAAATTACCAAAAGTGCCAGCAAGATTTTGATATACTAAATCAAAATCCTTGGTTTTCAATATGCTTTGATCTATACCAAGACCAAGCCTTGAAAGTGATGTCAAATTCCCATCATAGGCCTTACCCAGCGCATTTGTTACCGCTTCTAAAGGTTTGCCTGTGGCTGCCGTAATATCTAATGCAAGATTAAGTAATTTTTGAGCTTCCTCGACATCATTAGTTGAACGAACTAATCGACTAAACGCTGGACGCAATTCATCATCAGTAATACCAACTGCAATTGAAGTTTGATCGATGTAATTTGCTACTGCTTTGGTTTGAGCCTCTGTTGCTTGAGTAGATGCCCTTATCGTTTCTTCTAGTTTTCTTTGAGCTGCTTCATCTTGAGCGGCATTTTTAACTGCTTGAACCGCAAATGCCGTAGCTGCTGTTCCAACTGCAACAAATGCAAGAGCAGCTTTTTTTCCAAAATCCGCAATTTTGTCAGCACTTGATTCAACCGATTTGTTGGCTTCACCTAAACCTTTTTTTAATTCATCAACATCGGCAAGGATTGATAACTTTAATGTGCGATTACCGGTAGCCATTAGACCCATTCCTTAATGATGCGATTGAAAGCCTGTTCCCATTTATTAATCAATTCAGGCTGAATTCTGCGAAGGGTTGGATAGATAAACCATCCACGACTACCTCTGCCTTGCCTTCCTGAATATGCAGGGAACTGCTTGAACTTATTAGATCCAAACTCCATACCAGCCCATAGGGTTTGCGTTG